ACGTCGCCATCCCGAAGAAGACGGCTCCGTCGAGCGTCGCCTGGGTCGCCGAGAACAGCGCCCCTTCGGAGTCGACCAACACCCCGAGCTTCGGCCAGGTCACGCTGTCGCCGAAGACCCTCGCGGGCTACGTCGACTTCAGCCGCCGCCTGATGCTGCAGTCCTCGCTCGACATCGAGACGCTGATCCGCAACGACCTCGCGACCACGATCGCGGTCGCGATGGACAACGCCGCGATCTCGGGCTCGGGCACCAACCGCCCGACCGGCGTGCTCAACACGTCCGGCATCGGCTCGGTCACCCTCGCCACGAACGGCGCGGTCCCGACCTGGCAGATGGTGGTCGACCTCGTGCGTGAGGTGGAGATCGACAACGCCCGCACGGGCGCTGCCGCGTTCCTCACGAACGCGCAGGTCAAGAGCCGCCTGGCGCGCACCCCGCGTCAGACCTCGGGTGTCGAGGGCAACTTCATCCTCCAGCCGCCGTTCGACAACCTCTACGGCGAGCGTCTGGTGGTGTCGCAGCAGGTGCCGTCGAACCTGACGAAGGGCACGGGCACGAACCTCTCCGCGCTGCTCTTCGGCGTGTGGAGCGACCTGCTCATCGGGCAGTGGAGCGGCATCGACCTGCTGGTCGACCCGTACACCGGCTCGAACGCGGCCACCGTGCGCGTCACGGCGTTCCACGACTGCGACTTCGCGGTGCGGTACCCCGAGTCGTTCGCGGAGTGCAACGAGATCATCACGACCTAATCGTGATCGACCTCGCGGCGATCAGGGGCCGTCATTCGGGACGACGCGCAGTCGTCCTGGGTGGCGGCCCCACCCTTTTAAGCGACCTGCGGGCGGTGCGTCCGAAGGTCGGTGCCACCGGTCTCTGGATCGGTGTGAACCAGCACGCCCTGCTTCTGAACCTCGACTATGTGGTGTTCCAGGACCGCGAGATTGCGCCGATCCTGCAGGGTCACGGCATCCCGCTCGTGACCCACCACAAGGACCTCGCCGACATCTGGTCTGGTATCGTCCCCGATTTCGGTTTCAGCGGCGGCACGGCGGTCTGGATTGCGGACTTCCTCGGCTGCGACGAGATCATCGTCTGCGGCTGCGATGCGTACACGGAATCGCGCCGGTATTGGCACAGCCCGCCGGGCTTCCGCGGCCTCGAGCTCGGGGTGACGGCCTCGACGGCGTGGCAGCAGGTGCGCGACTACATGGCGCGGCCGGAGATTGTCTCTGCGCCGTCGGGTTATCTGACCAAGGTGTTTCGCCCGTATGAAAATTGAGATCCTTCGCAGTCGCGCCTATCGCGGTCAGTCCCTCGATGTTGGCCGCGTCGTTGTCGTGGATGCCAACTTCGCCGGCTGGATGGTGATGCGCGGGTTCGCCCGCTACTACACCGAGCCGGCCCCGATGGCGGCTGCGGTCGAGTCTGCCCCCATGGCCGCGGAGCCTGCGCCGGCGGCCGAACCTCCGAAGGTGAAGCGTGGACGCCCGGCTCGCTGAAATCGCCAAGTACCGGCACGTCTACACGACGGACCCCAATTATCGCTGTTACGACGAGCGGCTCCGGCCGGTGACGGCTGCGCTCTACGGCCTCAAGGGCTCGTTCCTCGACGTCGGCTGTGGCCGCGGCGAGCTGCTGCGCGAGGCCGAGCGCCTCGGCCTTTCCCCGGTGGTGGGTGCCGAAGCGGTGCCCGAGCTTTGCGGCGGCAACGTGGTCGAGGGGCAGATCCACGCCCTCCCTTTCAAGGACGGCGAATTCGACCACGTCACCTGCATCGACGTGCTCGAGCACCTGCTCGAGGTTGACATCGTGCCTGGGCTCTTGGAGCTCGAGCGGGTGACGCGCAAGACGCTGCTCCTCGCCGCCGCCGATTACTCCTCGGAGTGGAACGGCGTGGAGATGCACCCCGCGGCGCGCCCGTATCACGAGTGGCAGCACCTCTTCAAGACGACCCTTTCGGGCCGCGTCGAGTGGGTCGGCAAGACTTCCAGCTCCGAGATGTGGCGGGTGACCTATGGCGGTTGAGACCGAAGCCGACCGGCTGTCGATGTTGTCGCTCTCCGACTGGGGCAGCCGCGCGCGGTACCGTCGCGCCGGCCGCGTGTACGACATCATCGGCATCTACGACGCGCCCTTCGTGGCCGTCGGCGTGGCTGACGCGGATGTCGAGTCGGCGCTGCCGACCTTCACGGTCTCGACGGCCTCGATGCCCTGCAAGGTGGGCCACGGCGACGCGCTTTTCCTCGACGGTCGCGGCTACACCGTGCGCGGCTTCCAGCCCGACGGCACCGGCATGACGGTGCTGCGCATCGAGGTGGACCTCGACCTCGACTTCGACGAGCCGTCCAACATCGAGACCGAGGCCGGCGACAATCTCGTCACCGAATCGAACATGTACATCTTGCAGGAGGCCGCGTGAGCCACGCCAGGCGGACCATCCGCGACCGGGTGGTGCAGATACTCGAGGCGGCATCGGTCGCCGACACGGTCTCTGCGTCGCGCGTGCACCCGCTGCCGGCGGATGTGCTGGCCGCCGCGTTGGTCTACGCCAACTCCGAGAGCGTGACGGGCACGACGCTGAGCTACCCGCGGACCTACCACCGCGAGCTGCAGCTGGTGGTCGAGGTCGTCTCGCGCGACACGAGGCACCTGGACGACCGCTTGGACAATCTCTGCGCCAACGTGGAGAACGCCATCGGTGCCGACCACACGCTCGGCGGGCTGGTGAAAGACTGCCAGCTGACCGACACTGCGCTGACGATGAGTTTTGATGGCGACGCCCCGATCGGGGCGGCGCGGATGGTGTACCGGACCCTTTACATGACCAGCGAGACCGATGCCGGGTCGGTCGTTTCATAACCTAGGAGATAGCAGCAATGGCGAATCATCATGGCAGCGAAGGCCTCGTCCGCGTCGGCAGCAACACCGTCGCCGAGGTCACGGGCTTCAGCTTCACCGCAACGGCGGAGTACGCCGAGGACACGACCCTCTCGGACCTCGACAAGACCTACAACGTCACGGCCGTCAAGTCGTGGTCGGGCTCGGTCACGGCCTTCTGGGACGAGACGGACACCAACGGCCAGGTCGCGCTCGCGCCGGGCGCGAACGTGTCGCTCGTGCTCGCGCCCGAGGGTATCGGCACGGGTGCCACCCGCTACAGCGGCAACGCGCTGATCACCGAGATCACCCGCAACTCGCAGCGCGGGGCCATCGTCGAGATCACCTTCAACTTCATCGGCAACGGCGCGCTCACCGCGGCCACGAGCTGATGATGATGGATTGGAAGGCTGCAGCGCGGGCGCAGTTCCAGGAGCGGCGCTCGCTCGACACGCTGGTCGAAATCCCGGTGCCGGAGTGGGGCATTTCGGTCTTTTACTGGCCGGACATGACCCTCGCCGAGCGCCGGGAAATCTTCCTGTTTGCCAAGCAGGAGGGCGACAAGACCACGCTCGACCTCGAGGCGATGGCGGTGACCATCCAGATGCGCGCGCGGGACAAGCACGGGGCCAAGCTCTTCGGGCGTGTCGAGCGCAAGGACCTGATGAACGAGTACGACCCTGACGTGCTCGTGCGCATCGTGACCGAGATGAACTCGGGCGGCATTCCCGTCGAGGACGCCGAAAAAAACTAAGAGAGGACACTCACCTCCGCGCGGTCTACGCGCTGGCCCTGCGGATGGGTGTCCTGCCTGACGAAATCTTCAACATGACCGAGCGCGACTTCGTGCACCTGTTGGCAGCCGCCAAGCTGGAGCACGAGGACCAGGAGGCATCGTGGCAAAGACAGAAGTCCAGATAACCGCTGTCGACAAGACTCAGGCAGCGGTGCGGTCGGCCGCGAATTCCCTCAAGACCATCGAGAAAACGGCCAAGGTCACCGGGAAAGCCATAAACCTCGCCTTCGGTCTCCTGACGGGCGGCGCTTTGGTGTCGGCCTTCGGCAAGCTGACCGACGCCGCCAAGAAAACGGACGAGGGCCGCAAGGCGCTGGACGACCTCGCTCGCACGCTGAAAGACCCCGGCCTCGTCTCTGCCGCCAATGCCTTAAGCAGCGCGCTCATCAGCGGCTTTACCAAGGCGCTGCAGGCGGCGGCGTCGATGATCAAGTTCGTCCGCTCCGAGTTGATTCGGATGGGCATCTACGAGGGTGCCGGCGGGGCGCGGGATGCTGCGGATGTCATCCGCGGCCAAATACGCGACCTCGAGCGAGCGATTGCCGCGCCCGGCATCGGCATGACCGGCGAGGCGGGGCAGAAGCTCTCGCAGGCGCTTATCGCCGACCTCAATGCGCGCAAGCAGCAGCTCGCCCTTGTCGAGCGGCTCGCCGAGGCTGAGGCCGAGGCGGAACGCGCGCGCATCGACCGCGAGGTCGCCGCCGAGGCTGCCGCCAAGGACAAGCCGAAGACCGCACGCGCCGCCGCTCGCGCGCCGAAGAAGCAAGAGGCTGTCGATTGGGCGGCCAAAATGCTCGAGAGGGCCAACGAGCGCTTTGACGATTGGGCTAAGTCGCTCGATGACAAGCTCGTCGACCAGCTCGCCGACTCCGGTAAGATCATGGGCGAGGGGCTCGCCGACAGCATCGTCGCCGGCATCGACAAGCGCCTGCTGCCACAGACCGGCCCGCTGGCCGAATTCGCCGCCGAAGCTGCCATGCAGATGCAGGGCGTATTTGCCGAGTTCCTCTTCGACCCGTTCGAGCAAGGCCTTAAAGGCATGGCGCGCGGCTTCGTGGACATCCTGCGCCGGATGCTCGCCGACTTGATGGCGCGCCAGCTGTTGCTGAGCTTTTTCGGAATCTTCACAAAAGGCACCGGCATCGTCTCTAGCATCGCCAACGCCGCCGTCCAAGGCCTACAGGCTCGCGCACTTGGCGGCCCGGTCAGCGGCAACCAGCCGTATCTCGTCGGCGAGCGCGGCCCTGAGCTGTTCGTGCCGGCCATGTCGGGCGAGATCATCGCCAACAACCGAAAGGACGAGATGCTCAAAGCGCTGATGGCATCGGTGGGCCAGATCGTCCCGACCATCAGCAACAAGCGCGACGAGATGCTGCAGGTGATGATGGGGTCGATTGGGCAAATCCTGTCCGCCGACACCTTCCGCAGCCTGCAAGGTCGCGCGATGGGCGGCCCGGTGACCGGTAATACGCCGTACATGGTCGGCGAGCGTGGTCCCGAGCTCTTCGTGCCATCAACCGGCGGCACGGTGATGCGCAACGGCGCAGACATGGGCGTGACGGTCTCGCCGGTCTACAACATTGACGCTCGCGGTGCGACAATGGAGCTCGCG